ACCCGGAAAGCAAGGCAACTTGTCTTTGGTTGCACGGCCTCCCTCCGCTTGTCGCAACCCATTCAGACGACGATTTGTTCGCCGCGCCGTTGCCAAAGCGAGACGATCACGGGAAGTGGAGGAATCAAACGGCGTCAGGCCAGAACAAACTTCCTCCAGGGGCTGACCGCTGGAAAATCAGATCCCGCACGTATCCCGGGCTCGCAAGGTCAATGGCCGCACAGTGGGGGCCGATATTGGGAAACGCATTTCCGAAAGGCCGCAACACCTCGAACGAAGCGGCGGCTCTGTCTTTAGGGTAGCAAACCCTGTCAAGACGGAACTCGACACAGAGAAAAAACGGACACTAGGAACGAGCAACGGAAATGCCGATTCCACTTCCTCCCACCGCTCAAGTAGTCGCTGAGGTCATAGGACGCGAGGCGACCCTCCGCCTTGCTGGCAAGTGCCAATACCGTCACCTTTACGTGCCAAGCAGCCCGTTCCCCGCTGACCATTGGGTGACGCGAGAAGTGGGAGAGCGACACGCCCGGGCGCTTCAAGCCGCCTTCCGGGGGTCGCTCCTCCCTCTCGCCTCCTGCTACCACGTACACCAATCCGAGCGCGACGAGGCTATCCGAGCCGCCCACGCATCAGGCTCGGGGATCACCGAAATTGCCGAGAGATTCCGCATGAGCCGCGACAACGTTGTGCGGATCTTGGATTTCCAGCGGGCCGAGCGCAACCGACGCCGCACCCGCCACCGGATGCAGGCGCTCAGAGACGCCAACCCAGAGCGCGACCGCGACGAACGAGCCCGGCGAAAGCTACGGCCTCGGCTTCATCCCGACGCCGACGACCAGGGGGAAGAGGACCCCCCTAAAGGTACTTCCGAGGGGGGCGGGGGTGAGGGGGCGCAAAAACTCGCTGGGGACATCTAGCGACAGACCAAAAAACCGCATTTTGTTTTTCATGAAGACGCAAATTGAACACGTTCCCACGGCGCGCCTGATACCCTACGCACGCAACAGCCGGACCCATTCCGACGCCCAGGTGGCTCAGATTGCCGCCTCTATTCGGGAGTTTGGATTCACAAACCCGGTTTTGATAGGGGAGGAGGACGACATAATCGCCGGGCACGGGCGGATTTTGGCAGCGCGCAAGCTCAACCTCGAAGAGGTGCCGTGCATCCGGCTCGGGCACCTGAGCGAGACGCAAAAACGCGCCTACGTTATCGCAGACAACAAGCTCGCGCTAAATGCGGGGTGGGACGAAGAGCTTCTGAGGATTGAACTCAAAGGGCTTGAGGAGGACGGCTTCGACCTCGGCCTTGTGGGCTTCACCGGTGAGGAAATTGCGGCGCTTTTGTCTGAAGAGCAGGCGCTAAATTCAGACGCGGATTTTAGCGCAAAAACTCTAGCCGAGCGATTCCTTGCTCCGCCGTTCAGTGTATTGAATGCCAGAGAGGGATGGTGGCAGGACCGGAAAAGAAGCTGGCTTGCGCTTGGAATTAAGAGCGAAACCGGGCGCGGCGGCGAGCTTGTCGGCTATTCAGAGGCGTGCAAAAAAGGTTACGCAAAAACAATCAGCGGGAACGCATCTCTCAACAAAATAAAGCCGACGTCCATAAATGGGGCGCTTGACACCGGCACATCTATTTTTGACCCGGTTCTTTGCGAGCTGTCCTATTGTTGGTTTTGTCCAGAAGGCGGAACCATCATTGACCCATTTGCAGGCGGAAGCGTTCGTGGCGTGGTAGCGTCAAAGCTCGGGCGTCAATACATCGGCCACGAACTAAGAGCCGAGCAGGTAAGCGCCAACCGGGATCAGGCCGCTGAAATATGCGGAGAGGAAAAAACGCCGCCCGTTTGGGTTGAGGGCGACAGCCGCAACATTGACAAAACGTGCGCCGACGTTTCCGCCGACATGCTTTTTACGTGCCCCCCTTACGCTGACCTCGAAGTTTACAGCGACGACCCGGCGGACATTTCCACTTTAAACTACAACGATTTTCGCAAGGCCTATTTTGAAATCCTTAGAAAAGCCTGCTCGTTGCTAAAAGAAAACAGCTTTGCTGTGTGCGTGGTCGGGGAGGTTCGGGACAAGCGCGGCAATTACGTCGATTTTGTGGGCGATACCGTGCAGGCGTTCCGGGACGCCGGTCTTGAATACTACAACGAGGCAATTCTGGTTACCTCTGCGGGGTCTCTTCCAATTCGCGTGGGCAGGCAATTTAGCGCCAGCAGGAAACTAGGCAAAACGCACCAAAATGTTCTCGTTTTTGTAAAAGGAGACGGAAAGCGAGCCGCTCAGAAGTGCGGCGATTGCAGCGACTCAATCAACCTTGAAGGGCTCGACCATATCGACGAAGAAGAGCAGCTCTTCCAGCCTCAACAAGCTCTTCAGGGTTGCGCTTAATCTGCCGATAGAAATCGGGCTGAATCAAAGCGTCTTTCGCTCGCGTTATGGCGCTTTTTTCATCCCCTAACTGTGGAAACTTTGCGGCAAATTTTATGGCAGAAGGCCAATCCTCGCGGCGCATGAAATCAACCAGTTGTGAGAGCTTGGTCTCCATGTGCGACACATTGCATTTGTGCAGCACAACGCAAAACAAAAGTGGATTGAAGACGAAGCACTTCCTCTAATATGGCCAACGAAAACGCATCCCCAACCGTCCCCGTGGGGACACTCGCCAAGCTTTTCAACCTCACGGACATGAGGGTTCAGCAGCTTGCGAAATTGGGCGTGGTCATCAAAGGCGAGCGCGGGCGTTACGACCTCTGGGGCTCCGTGCGCGGTTACGTCCGATATTTGCAGGACCGCGCCGCAGGGCGCTCCGGGGGCGATGCAGCCGAGGGCGGAAGCTACGAGGCGCACCGGGCGCGCCTTTACGCAGCACGAGCCGACAAAGCCGAGGAGGAGGCCAAGCTCATCAAAGGGAAATCGCACGACGCCGAGACCGTCGCGGAGGTCATGAATCAGTTCATGGCGAACATTCGCGCCCGATTGCTCGCGCTCCCGACGCAGACCGCGCCGCTTGTCGCCAATTCCGACGACCCGAACAAGTGCAAGGCCATCCTCACCGACGCCATGCACGAGGCGCTTTCCGAGCTGGCGAACTATCCCGCCGCCGAGATTCACGCCCGACAGCTTCGACGCGAGGTTCCGACCTCCAGCCCGGACGAACTCGAAGAAGACGCGCCATGACCGAGCAAACGCTGGCCGTCTGGGAGCTGGCGGCTTGCGTGGCGAAGACGCTCTCCCCTCCTCCCAAGTGGACCGTCTCGCAGTGGGCGGACCACCGACGCCGACTTTCCGGCGAGGCATCCGCCGAGCAAGGGCAATGGCGGACGAGCCGGGCGGAGTACCAGCGCGGAATCATGGACGCCATTTGCGATCCCGCTCTTGAAATGACCGTGGTAATGAGTTCGGCCCAGGTGGGCAAATCCGAGATGCTCCTCAACGCGATCGGCTATTTTGTGGACTTCGACGCTTCGCCCATTCTCGTTCTTCAGCCGAATCTGGAGATGGCGGAGACGTTCAGCAAAGACCGCATCGCCCCGATGCTCCGCGACTCTCCAACGCTACGAGGCCGCGTCCGAGACCCTCGCGCACGGGATGCGGGCAACACCACGCTTCACAAGCGATTCCCGGGCGGACACGTAACGCTCGCGGGAGCCAACGCCCCGGCTTCCCTGGCATCCCGCCCAATTCGCGTGCTCCTAATGGACGAGGTGGACCGCTACCCCGCCAGCGCCGGAACCGAGGGCGACCCGATGCGCCTTGCCATGAAGCGCACAAACAACTTTTGGAACCGGCGCATCATGGCCGTCTCAACCCCGACGGTCAAAGGCTTCTCCCGCATCGAGAACGAATGGAGCCGCTCCGATCGGCGCTTTTTCTTTATCCAGTGCCCGCATTGCGGCTGCGAGCACGTCCTAAAATGGGGGAATGTCGTTTGGCCTGAGGGCAAGCCGGACGACGCCGCGATGAAGTGCCCCGAGTGCAATCTGACTTTCAGCAACGCGCAGAAAAACGCCGCCGTTTCCCGTGGAGTCTGGAAGGCGACCGCGCCTTTTTCCGGGGTCGCGGGCTTTCACATTTGGGAAGCTTACTCCCCGTGGCGGACCCTGGCCGAGATCGTGCGCGACTTCCTCGCGTCGAAAGACGACCCCTCCACGCTCCAGGTTTGGGTCAATACCTGCCTCGGGGAGACTTGGGAGGAAGCCGGGGATGCCGTTCAGGAGCACGACTTGATTTCTCGTTGCGAGGTTTTCCCCGCCGACGCCGACATTCCGCAGCGCGGCCTTGTGCTCACCGCTGGCATTGACACGCAGCCCGACCGCTTGGAGGTGGAAGTGGTGGCGTGGGCAGGCGGGGAGGAGAGTTGGTCGATTGATTACCGCGTTATTTTCGGCGACCCCGACATTCCAGAGGGGGCAGCGGGCAGCCCGTGGAACGACCTCACAGACTACCTGAGGAAGCCGTGGCGTCACGAAAGCGGCGGGCAACTGGTCATCGAAGCCGCGTGCATCGACTCCGGCGGGCACAACACACAGGCCGTTTACCAATACGCAAAACGGCACCGCGGAGCCCGCGTGTTTGCAGTAAAGGGGAAGGGCGGGCCGGGCGTCCCCATCGTGGGAAACCCTTCCAGACGCCGCGCAGGGGCCAAGACCAAGCGCCCCGTGGACGTCTATATCGTGGGCGTGGATCAGGCAAAAAGCGTCATCATGAAGCGGCTCAAGTTGACCGCGCCCGGCCCAGGCTACTGCCATTTTCCGATGGGCCGGGCCACGGACTATTTCAAGCAGCTCACAGCCGAGAAGATGCTGACCAAGTTCGTGAAGGGCTTCCCGCGCCGCGAGTGGGTCAAGGCGTCCGGCCAGCGCAACGAGGCGCTCGATTGCCGCGTCTACGCCTTCGCGGCCTTGGTCCTTCGCGCTCCGCAGTTCGACAAAATCGCCTTTCGCGTGCAGCAGCGAGCACAAGCGGCCCGCGCAAACCCGGAACCGCCAGCGCCGCCGCCGCAGCCCCAGGAGGACGCGAGCAAACGCGCACAAGACGACCCGCCCGCCGCATTGTCAAATGATCGGAAAACGACGCCCCGCAAACGGGCGCGAATTCCTTTCATTTCTCAATGGTGACCATCAGCGCGGGCGAAACTCTCCAACTTACACAGGCCGCAGCGCCCGGTGCCGTTGTCACGTTCCTGTTTGCCGGGCCGTCTTCGCAGACGGTCGCGGCGACCGAGGGCGCATCCGGCGCGTTCTCAATCGCAGCGAACACCGCAACGTGGGCCGCTGGGGAATACCGTTTCGAAGTCCGCGAAGTGCTCGCCGGGATCACCTCCATCGTAGCGCGCCAGCGTCTCCGCGTGCTTCCGTCCGCGTCCAGCATCGCCCCGGGGACGGACGTTCGAAGCGATGCCGCAAAAGCCGTGGCAAACATCACCGCCATGCTTTCAGGGAGCGCCACGCTTGAAGCGCGCCGCTATCGCATCAACAACCGCGAGCTTGAGCGTTACACCATCGACGAATTGCAAAAGCTCCTAGCCTTCTGGCGACGACAGCTCGCAATCGAAGACCGCATGGGGGCCGGAATCAACGGCCTCGGGCCTCGAATCGCCGTGAGCGTTTAACCTATGGGCCTCTTCGACTTCCTCCGCAGCGCGCCCAAAAAAGCGCAACGCCCAGCGCCTTCCGTGCAGATCCGCAGCATTGCCCAGGCAGCGCAAACGGGCCGCTTGGAAAGTTCTTGGGGCGTCACCCCGACCACCGCCGACGCCCAAATTTACCAGGAGTGGACGGCCTACGTTGCGCGCTCGCGCAAGGCCGCTGAGGACTACGACCACTTTCGCAAATTCGCGCAGCTTGTCCGCGACAACGTGGCCGGGCCTTCCGGGTTCTCCCTCGCCGCGCAGATCCGCGACCCGGGCGGCACGATGGATATTCTAGCAAGCGGAGCGATTGAAGCGGCGTTCGAGCAGTTCAGCCAGAAAGGCAATTTCGACGCCAGCGGCACCCTTTCGCGCTCCGACGCCGAGCGCCTTGCCATTTCAACGTGGGCGACCGACGGCGAGGTCTTGGCCGTGGCAAAATACGGCCCGCAGTACGCGCACGGAATCGCCTTTCAGTTCATCGACCCGGTTCGACTCGATCCGACGCACTACGAGAAGACCCCGATCGGAACGATGATCCGCCACGGGATCGAGATGGACGAGGACAACCGCCCGCTCGCCTACTATTTCCGCGACTACGACGAGCGCCAAGTGGGCTACGTGTCGCACTCCGGGATTAAATACGTGCGCGTCTCCGCAAAGGATGTCATCCATTGGTTTCTTCCCGAGAAGGTCGGGCAGAAGCGCGGCCTCCCTCCGGGGCGCACGGCTCTCTGGCGGATGCGTATGCTCTCGGGCTTCGAGGACGCCGCCGTCACAAACGCCCGAATCGGAGCCGCGAAAATGGGGTTCTTCAAGAACCCGGACGCCTCCGAGGAGGAAGACCCCCTCAACATGGACGCCGAGCCGGGCGTCTTCGAGGACATCGGCAACCGCGACTTCGTGGACTGGACGCCGCAATTCCCGGAGCAGACCATCGAGCCCTTTATCAAGTCGATGGTCCGCAGCCTCGGGGCCGGTCTCAACGTGTCCTACCACAACCTCGCCAACGACCTGACGAGCGTCAATTTCTCCAGCATCCGGCAGGGCGCGCTGGACGAGCGCGAAGTGTGGAAGGGCTTGCAAACGTCCTTTTGCAAGGGCGTTGTGGTCCCGATGTTCGAACGCTGGCTTGAGGTGGCGCTCCTTCGCCAGATCATCACCATCAACGGAAAGCCGCTCCGATTCGAGCGCCTCGAAAAATACAAGGCCGTATCGTTCACCGGGAGGCGCTGGCCTTGGATCGACCCGGCCAGCGAGCAGAGCGCCAACGAGCGCGCAGTTTCGCAGGGATTCAAGAGCCGTTCCGAGGTCATCCGCGAGACCTCCAACCGAGATCCCGAGGATGTGTGGGACGAGATCGAGCGCGAAAACCGCGAGCTTCAAAAGCGCGGCATTGTCCCGCTTGTGCCCGCAGGCTCAGCGCCTCCCGCGCCCGCGCCCGCTCCCGAGCCGTGACGAGCAAACGCGCACAAGACCGACCGAGCGCAGGCGCATAAATTCGCCGCAATGTCAGTCCTCAACAAATTCCTCGCGGAGCCCATGCGGCGCGTTCTCAGCGTTGCAAGCGTGGACGCCGCAGCGCGAGCCGTCGAGCTTGCCTTCTCTTCCGACGTTGAGTTGGAACGCTGGCCCGGAGTCGCGGAAAAACTTTCCCACGCCCCTGGCGCTTGCGACCTCTCGCGCCTCAACGACCGGGCGAATCTCCTTTTCAACCACGACCCAGACGCAGTGCTTGGCGTGGTGGAATCCGCCAGAATCGACGCAGACGGATTTGGCCGAGCCGTGGTCCGGTTTGGAAAATCCGACGACGCCGAGGAGGCATGGCAAGACGTACAAGACGGAATCCTGACGAAAGTCTCCGTCGGCTATCGCATAACCGAGGTCAAACTTTTGCAGGAAAGCGAAAGCGGCCCCGATGTTTACGAAGTCCGCAACTGGCAACCCTACGAAATCAGTCTGGTCACCATTCCCGCCGATCCGAGCGTTGGAGTGGGCCGCAACCTCCACACAGAAAATTTTATGAGCGAACAACACGCCCAAAACACGCCCGCGCAGCCCGCGCCCGCCGTGGCTCCGGTCGAGCCCAAAATCTCCATTGAAGCCGAGCGCAGCGCCGGACGCCAAGCGGAGCAGGACCGCGTGAAATCCATCCTGGCCGCTGGCAAGCAATACGGCATGAACGACGCCGCATTGCGCGCCATCGAAGAAGGCCGCTCGATCGACCAAGCCCGCGAGCTTTTCCTTGAGGAAATGAACAAGCGGAACAGCCGCGTGGCAGACGGTGCAAAACCCATCGGCCTGAGCGAAAAGGAAGCCCGGAGTTTCTCCTTTGTGAAACTCCTTCGCGCACTCACCGACCCGACCGACCGCAACGCGCAAAACGCCGCCGCTTTCGAGTTGGATGCGTGCAGCGCCGCATCCGAGCGCGTGAATCATCGGGAGATCAAAGGGACGATGATCCCGAGCGACGTTCTTCTTCAGCCGCTCATGGGCCAGCGCGGAACCAACACCATTTCAATTGCGTCCGGCGCGGGCTACACCGGCACCGCTGGCAACACCGTGCAAACCACGCTCCTTGCGTCGAGCTTCATCGACCTCTTGAGGAATCGCACCGTTTTGATGCAGCTCGGGACCGAAATGGGAGGGCTTGTCGGCAACTTCGACATTCCGCGCCAGACCACCGGGACCAAGGGTTATTGGGTGGGGGAAGACGCAAACGTCCCGAAAGAAGACATCGACTTCGGCCTCTTGCAGCTTCGCCCCAAAACCGTCGGGTCCGTCTCCGAAATCACGCGCCGCGCCATGATGCAATCCAGCCTCTCCGTTGAGGCGCTTGTCCGCGCAGACCTTGCGAGAGGTCTTTCGCAGACCATCGACCTTGCCGGTTTCTATGGCGACGGCACCGGGGCCGCGCCCGTCGGCATCCGCAGCACTGCGGGCGTCAACACCGTGACTTTTGCCACCGCAGCCAAGCCGACCTTTGCCGAGCTGGTGCAGATGGAAACCGAGATTGGCTTGGATAACGCCGACGTGGCCGCAATGGCCTACGTTGCAAACGCCGGATTCCGTGGGCACGCGAAAACCTCGCGCCGCCTCAGCACGAGCACGGATTCCCTGGCACTATGGGAGCCGGGCGGAACCGTCAACGGCTACCGCACCGAGATCACCAACCAAGTCGCAAACGGCCACGTTTTCTTTGGAAACTTTGCCGACTTCATGCTGGCGATTTGGGGCGGCGTTGAATTGACCGTCAACCCCTACTCGGGTGCGCGCTCCGGGCGCGTGGAAGTTGTGGCCATGCAAGACGTGGACCTCGGCGTCCGCCGCGCAGCGTCCTTCTGCTTCGGAAACGTAGCTTAAGCGAGTTCCTCACCGCCGCCCCGGCTCACACCCAGGGCGGCGACATGAGCCCGCAAGCCTCCTCTCCTCATGCCTAACGACTACCAGATTCCTCTCATTACCGAGCGCCCCGACGGCACGCCCGGAACGCTCAAAACCCTCGACGACGGCGGGCTCCAGTTTGCAGGCTACGAGCCCAACGGCGGAAAAATGCTGGTGGGCACCGCCCGCGAAAAGTTTTTCGAGAATTTCGCCACGTTCGACACAAGCCCGACCGGCGATTGGGAAATTGTTCAGACCGGGCCGGGAATGACAATCACAGGCCCATTGGGCGGAGCCGTGGCAGGGAGCGGCCCTTATCTCAACATCGCCTCCGGCGTTACCGCCGCAAGCAAGACAATCATCCTCTCGCGCTCAACTTTTTCGATGCCGCTCGACCTGCGCTATCAGATCAGCGCCTCGCAGCGGATCGCAAACAACCACCTTCTTGTTGGGTTCGTACAGGTGGACGACGCGGGCGCGATTGTCACCGACACAAGCCGCTCGACCGCGCCGGAAGTCCTCAACGCACGCAACGCGGTTTTCCACCAGCACGACAGCATCACGGCAACCACCGCGCAACTTCGCGTTCGGGCAGGCGGCAGCGCACTCGACACGCTGGCAAACGCATTCGGGACAGGGTTCACCACGGTAGCCACCGGCACAGGCCCTAACTTCATCCCTGCGACAACTTACGGCCTCATGCTGGAGCGCGACCGCATTTCCGCGCGCTCGTGGGGCCAGAACGTTCTCACCAACACGGGCGGGCAATTCGCCTATGACCGCCTTCTTGTGAACCCGAACCGGCGCTACAAGCTGGCAATCATCGTTGAGAACGTGGCCGCCCCCGCATCGTCCACAGACTGGCGGCTGCACCTCATTAACATCCTCGACGCCACCCGGTTTGATGTTTCGCCAAGGTCGGCGGGCACAAGCGACTTGTCAAAAGCGTTCCCGATAACCGGGGCCGTCGCGCAGGCGGGCGCTTGGTCCTTCGCGATTGCCGCAGCGCAGACGCTCGCAAACGTCACGGCGGCAAACCTCGGGATTCCCGGCACCATCGCCGACGTTGCTTCCTTGGCTCTCACCGCCACCGCGACAACGGCGGCTTTAACTCCCACGTTTGGTTGCTCCTACGAGGTCAACATTCCTGTCACAGCGGCTACCGGCACAAACCCAACTCTAGACGTTACCATTGAGGAATCCGACGACGCGGGGACCAACTGGTTCAGGGTCTATGATTTCCCGCGCATCACCGCGACCGGCATCTATCGCAGCCCGAAACTCCCTCTGACCGGGAACCGTGTGCGCTACGTGCAGACCGTGGGCGGAACGACTCCGAGTTTCACGCGAGCAGTCAACCGGCTCCAGTGCTCCGACATGGCTGACCCGGTGCGGCAGAACGTGGACCGCAGCGTTGTGTTGACCACGCTCAACAGCACCACTCCGAGCCTCAACGTGCAGAACTGCCGCAACGCGCAGATCGTCGTGAATATCGGCGCAGCAACCACGCCACCGGCTCTCCAACTTGAGGGTTCGGACGACAACGGCGCGACGTGGTACGCGCTAGGCTCGCCACTCACGGCGGTTGCAAGCTCCTCGGTTCGGGCCGCCGTCAACAACGTGCAGGCCCAGCTCCTGCGGGCCCGTGTGAGCAGCGCAGGCAGCGCAGTGACCGCCGGTTACGTGACCGTGAAAGGGTTCTAAGCCATGCCGCAACTGACCATCACCGACATCTTCGCAAGCGACGCGGACGGACTGCGCACTGTAACCGGTTCGTGCAACGGAGTTGTCAGGCGCATCTCAATGCCCATCGCGGAGCTTGAACGCCTGACATTTGAGGAAGCCCAAGCGCGTTTCATCGCGGAGTTTCGCAAGCTCTTGGAGGCCGACCCGAAGCCTTATCCGCTCCCGTTCTCCGAGATCACCGTCGGGATATGACACTGGAGCAAGCTCTCATCGCCGCAATCGGCTCAGTGACCACCGCGCTTGTTTGGGTTGCCAAACTCCTCTGGGGGAAGTCGGAGCAATGCGAGCGCGACCGGAACGAAATGAGGAAGGAAATCAACAAGATGAAGGGCGACCACGGCCTAGCCGTTGGCACCCTCAAGGCATACGAGAAATGCCCGGCAGAGTCCTGCCCGTTTCGCCGCGCAACGCTCGTGGGGCTTTTGGTGGGTTCAGCCGTGCTCTTCCTTTTCGGCGCTTGCGCCTCCGCATGATCGGCTTCCAGTCCAGCGCCATTCTCCGCGAGCTTCCTCGACACGAGATTATCGGGCGGGGGCTTCCGCTCCGCTGGTGGGGCGAATTTCAGCGCGACCTAACGTGCCTTTCGGCAATCGCCGGGCGTCTTGTCATCCCGGACGGGTTTTTGACGGACGGGGCCAGCGTGCCGCGCCCGGTCTGGGCTTTGCTAGCCAACTCCGACCCCGACCTGCTCTATCCGGCATTTGTTCACGACTATCTTTATGCCGTGCAGGGCGACCTCTACACAAAGACGCTGACCCGCCAGCAATGCGACGCCGTGCTCGCTGAGCAGATGCAGGCCGTGGGCGCGCCCGCTTGGAAAGTCGCCACTGTTTACCGCGCTCTCCGCATCGCAGGCGGTCCCGCGTGGAAACACGACGACAGCGCCAAGCTGCAAAGCGTATGAGCAACCCCAGGGCGATCATTGCCGACATCGCCGCGCAGTATGTCGGGACGAGGGAAACCACGCCCAACCGTTTTGCCGGGGTGGATAAATTTTGGTCCGCGACAAACTACCCGAACGGCGGCAGAAACCGTGAGCCGTGGTGTTCCGCGTTTGCCTCCTATTGCGTTCAGGAAGCCGACCGGCAAAGCGCCGAGATCCGGCTCCGCGTCCCGCCGCGTTTCGCCGCCGTGCGCGATTGGATCCCGTGGGCGCGACAGGCCGGGTGCATCGTGTTCTCCTCCACCTCGACCGCCTACACGCCCGAGCGCGGGGACATCGTGATTTTTCTCCCGCGCCTTTCTCACATCGGCATCGTCTCCGGGTTTGCAGGTCGCGGCATCGTTGAGACCATCGAGGGGAACACCAACGCCGCAGGCTCTCGCGAGGGCGACGGGTGCTTTGAAAAATTCCGCAACCTCTCATTTTGCGGGTCATTCATTCGCATTCCTCCCCTCTGAGCGGGGCAAACGCGCACAAGACCCCGGGGGAGGGGCGCGGCTATCGTGCCCGCATGAAAATCGTCAAGCTTCTGAAAAGCCTTTTGATTGGCGGCGAACCCGTCAAGGCCGGTGAATCCGTGGAAGTCTCCGAATCCGTGGCCCGCGAGCTTGTGGGGCGCGGCGTGGCCGTGCCGGTCATTGCGAAGCCCGCTCCTGAGCCCGAGCCGCAACCCGCCGAGGAGCCAAAGCCCCGCAAAAAGTAGGTCATGCAACCGCCTAAAAAGTAAGTCATGCCCGAAAACCTCGCGGCCTTTTTCACCGGGCTCGACGCGCAGACGGCAACGTTCACCGTGGGCGGGCAACCGCGCCTTGTGCAGTGTTTCTTCGACAACGCCTTTTTTGACCGTTCAGTCGGGGAAACCGTGCTCGACACGACGCAGCCGCGCATAACGTGCCAGATGGCCGCGCTTGCGGGCGTTGCGCGTGAGTCGCTGGTGGAGGTTGCGGGGCAGACGTATTCGATCATTCAAATTCAGCCGGAGGGCACCGGCCTCGCAACCGTCACCCTGGCTCATGAGTGAGTTTCTCGAAATCCGCTCCGACGACCTCGAAAAGATTGCGCTCTTGGCCGGGCGCGTCATTGACGAGAGCACACGCCCCGCGATGAAAATCGCAATCGCTCGCGTTTCGCGCTGGGCAGGGAACGAGGTGCGCCGCAAGGTCGCCTCCGCCGTGAAGGTCAAAGGCGGCATCATCAAGGGGAGAATGTTCGTCGGCATCAGCGACCAGAAAGGCCGCGTCTGGCTGGGCCTTTCGCCTATCAAACTCAACCGCCTGAATCCTCGCCAAACCGCATCCGGCGTCACCGCAGGACCGGCCAAACGCCCCGGGGCCTTCATCGTCGAAAAATTCGGGGGCAACGTGTTCGAGCGCAAAGGCAAAGCGCGTTTGCCCATCGAAAAAAGCGCCGGGCACGACATCCGCAGCGAAGGCGACGCCGCAATGAACGCCGTCCAAGCGCAAATCGGGCCGCGCCTCCTCGCGGAATTTGAAAGGGCCTTGAAATGGGGACGCCAGAAATCAACCTGACCAACCTTCACGCCGCGATGAAAACGGCCTTTGTGGCCGCGTTCCCCGGCGTTTCCGTGGACTACTACGACCGACCCGGCGAAAAGCTGACCGTCCCCGCGATCCGTTTTGAGCTTGAGCAAATCGCACCGGCAAACCCCTACGACACCGGCACCGAGCAACTAGAGGTCGAGCTTCGATTCTCCGCCGAATGCGTGGCGACTTACAAACAGGGCGGCAAGCTCGGCGTGCGACTCCTCGCCGCGCAGGTCGCAAAATTCGTGCAGGGGAACCGCTTCAGCAGCCCGCTCAGCCCGGGGCGTTTTGCGAGCGCCACGCCGGAAACGTTCTCGGAGGAATACGAGACCTTCCGCGTGGAGTGGTCGCACACGGCATTTTTGGGCGCTTCCATTTGGGACGGAGCGGGCGTTGTGCCCACGCAAATCTTCCTCGGCGTGGCTCCTTACATCGGCGTGCCGAATGAGCCTTACTATCGCCGCATCATCCCGCCCGAATGAGCGCCGCACGCATCGGAGAGCTTGAGCGCCGCCTTGCCAACGTGACCAGGGCGGGGACGATCCTTGAGGCCGATTACGCCAAGGCCCGCGTCCGCGTGAAGCTGGGGAAAAACACAACGGCTTGGCTTCCGTGGGTCTCGTCCCGGGCCGGTGGGGATAAGACATGGCACGCGCCCGAGGTGGGCGAGCAAGTGCTTGTTCTTTCACCGGCGGGCGACTTGTGCGCGGGCTTTGTCATCGGGGGCGTTTACAAACAGGACAGGCCAGCCAACGCCGACGCCGCGACGGTCTCCCGCACGACCTACGCCGACGGGGCCGTGGTCGAATACGACCGCGCCGCGCACGCATACGCAATCACCATTCCGGC